TACAAATAAGAAAAATTTGATATTCAAAGTAAACGAAAATCAATTTAGAATTTCACCAAACGGAACGATTATATGAATAAATTAATATACATCAATGGTTTGGGACCAAACTACAAAGGTGATAATATTTATGAATTTATATTTTCAGATACCTTAGAAGTTTGGGGTGAAAATTGGGAATCAAAACCTGCAAATGGTTACCCACTTCCTCCAGATATTGAGTATGTTAAAAAAGTTGGTGTATTAAGGAACGGAGAAATAACATTGGAATTAATTCAGGATTCCGATGTTTTTTCACTTATAGACGCGACTGACGATGTTATTGCGTTAGGTTGGGAAAAAGAAACTGAAGAGTTAGATTTCTCAGTAACAAAAAGGTTAGTCTTCAAATTTGGACAAACCGAAGAAGAAGTAAAAAATAAATTATATGAACGAGATATCGTTCTTGAGTTTGAAAAAAAAGTGGTATATGAGAACTAAAAACCCTATTACTGTATTGTTGGAAAATGGAATTCATTTTTCCACTTTAACAAATATGTCGGAAAAACAAATTAAAGTTTTAGCGGAAAGATTTAAAAAAGAAGAATCTAAAGAGGCGGTAACTAAAACCGTATATCAACCATTAAAAAACCCTAAAGATATGGAAGCGGTTCAAAATATGGTAACTAAATCAGATCCTAACGCATCTGTTGAATTGGAAGAAAAATTTGAGTCCAAAGCACAACAAGGATTATTTTGGGCTAAATGTAATAAATCTAAAGGTAAGGAAAAAAAGAAATGGTGTGATATGGCGAAAGAATTTTCGGACGACACAACAAAAAAAGACTATGGAAAAAACCCAAAAAAGAAACATCCTGAAAAAACGGTTGATTATAAAAAGAAGGCTCAAAAAGAAAGTTATGAAAAATTTCTTGAGGATAGAATCGTTGAGATGGTTTATAACCATGTCAACCCTAAATTAACTAAAGGTGAAATCAAAAAAACAATTCAAGAAAGATCTGAAAGCATGATCTTGAGGAATCCAAAAAAAATGTCTATGTTCTCTGATGAATCAGGAATAGAAATGAAAAAAATGGATAAACCAATCGGTAAAGTATTTTCAGTGGGTAAATCACCAATGGACGAACAAGGAACAAAAGAGAAAGAAAGAACAAAAGAAAAAGAACCTGGAACAAAGAATCCACCAAAAAGAAGAGGTAACCCTTTTAAAAACCCAAATCCTGGTGTAAAAGAAAGTCCAAGAGGTGGTAATAAAGAGGATGTTAAAATGACTTTTATGGGTCAGATAAAACAAGCGTTAAAATAATAAGATGGTAGATAAAGACTTAGAAAGATTAATCAGGAAAATAATTAAAGAAGCACCAATTGATTATGGTGATTATCCTGAAAGAATGGATCCAAAAACTCAAAGAAGACTTGAAGATCCTGAGAACATTTCCGCTAAGAACAGAGCTTTTAAAGGTGGTGTTTCTGATGTTGAGAAAATTGCAGGGACAAGATTTAAAGAGATTGTTGATTATGTAAAAAGATATTTTAGTACTCAAGAAAACATAACTGACCCTCATGTGATGAGATCTATTATGATGGAACAAATGAGAGCGGTTCAACAATCAATGGTTATAGAGTCATCGCATAAAGATGAGTTAAAAGATTTGGCGGTAGAAATTGCGGCGAAAGAAGAAGGATGGATGGATTATTCATTAACTATAAATGAAGCGATAGAAAATGGTGACATCAGTAAGTCACCAATCCAAGGTGCAGGAACTAGATACGGATTTGAGTTTATTAATGTTGACGCATTTTTAAATGAGAAAAAAATTAACCCAAGTCAATTCCAAATGAAGGAAAAGGATTTACCTAAATTACAAATTCCTTCAGATTTTTCATTTGATATTGACGAGTTGACACCGGAAGAACAAAGACAACTTGAAATTGAAAAGAGGCATGTTATTAACGCATTGATTCAAGGTAAAGGTAAAAGAGGACAATTTTCGTATCAAGCATTTAAAAATAGGTTAGACGAGATTGATCCAAGATTATATTCATTATACAATAAGATTATGTCTGCAAATGACTTAATGTATTTTACTCAAGAAGATTTGATTGAGATGATGGGAGGAAATGCCGCTGGTTCATCTGGTGTTGAGAGTGAAGACGAAGATGATGAAGGTGGTGAAGAAGGTGAAGGTATGGATGTTGTAGTAGCAAACGGTATAATATTCCCAATTTTATTACACGAATTAATTAAAGGTTTTGGTTCTGTTGCATCAAGAGAACAATGGAGAGGTATGGATCCAGGAATGGCTCAAGATATTATGGGTAAGACAGATGTATTTTCTAATGAACCAATGCAATTTAGAGTTGGTGCAGAACTTGTTAGAAAATTAAGAACTTTATTACCTGATGAATTAGTCTTAGATGAAAGAAGTAAAATTTATATTCCTTTCTTTGAGAGAATTCTTTATGGTATTCCTGCAGATAGATTCTTAAAAGAAATTATGTCAAATGTTGTTTCTGAAAGAGAAGAAGATAATAATAAAGTAAAACGAACTTTTGAGGACATCCTTAGAAGGGCAAAATCGGACTATCAGAAATATAAAGGTGGTGATAACGAAGAAGATGAGGAGGATGACGATGCCTTATCAAAATTAGGTTTATAATCTACTTAAATTATTAATAAAACCCCCTTTTATGTAAATAACTGGGGGTTTTGATATTTATTGCTAAATGGTTTTATGAGTTTAACTAAAGAACAGGTAATGTTGGAGTATGTAAAATGTATGAAGGATACTCCATACGCATTAAAAACATATTTACAAACTTACGACAATACGGTATCACAATATGTCCCATTACAATTATTCCCCGATCAAGTTTCATTATTAAATGATTACGAAAGTTTTAACGAAAATATTGCATTAAAATATCGTCAAGCGGGTGTATCCACCGTAACTGCGGCATGGGTATCAAAAAAATTAGCGTTCGCAAAGAAAAATAAACCTGAAAAAATTCTAATTATTGCCAACAAATTGGACACCTCTTTAGAGATGGCGAATAAGATTAGAGGGTTTGTTGGACAATGGCCGAAATGGGTTGGGATTGATTTTGCCGCAGAAAAAAATTCACAAAAACACTACAAATTAAATAACGGATGTGAAGTTAAAGCGGTTGCAACATCAAAGGATGCCCTTCGTGGATTTACCCCTACGGTTCTTATATTTGATGAGGCGGCGTTTATTGAGGCGGATAGTGATTTTTGGGCGGCTTGTATGGCATCCCTATCTACAGGGGGTAAAGTAATCGTGGTATCAACACCGAATGGTTATGATCCAATTTACTATGAAATATATGATCAGGCATTAAGAAATATGAACGACTTTAAAATTACAGAAATGTATTGGTTTAGAGATCCTCGTTACACAAAAGATTTATACTTGGTTAAAACTGAAGATATTATCCATTATTTGTTAAATAAAGAAGAATATCCTGAAGATAAAATATTAAGTTGGGAAGGTATCCCATTTGAAACAAGAAATTATGATGATCTTAAAACAATAATGGATTCAGGTTACAAACCTTGTTCAGATTGGTTTGAAAGAATGGTTAAGAAACTTAAATATGATAAACGAAAAGTTTCTCAGGAGTTGGAATGTAACTTCCTTGGATCAGGAGATAATGTGTTTGATTCAAAGATGTTACAGACTATTCGTGAAAATATGGTTAAAGACCCCCAAAATAAAATGATGGGAAATTCACTATGGATATGGAAGGAACCTATTGTTGGACACAAATATATTATGGGGGTTGATGTTTCTCGTGGTGATAGTGAGGATTTTAGTACAATACAAATCATTGATTTTGATGAAAGAGAACAAGTATTGGAATACATTGGAAAAATTCCACCTGATGTATTGGCAGAAATTGCATATAAATGGGGAAATATGTATTCAGCATATATTGTAATTGATATCACTGGTGGTATGGGAATTGCAACATCAAGAAAATTACAAGAACTTGGATATAAAAATATGTATGTTGATGGTATTGATTTAAATAATACTTGGAAATACAATCCAAAAGCCCTTGATAAAATTCCTGGCATCAACTTTAATAACAAAAGAGTTCAAATAATTGCCGCTTTTGAGGAAGGAATGAGACATAAGTTTAGGATATATAGTTCAAGGTTATATAATGAAATGAATACATTCGTATATGTGAATGGTAGACCGGATCACCAAAAAGGACATCACGATGATTTAATTATGTCCATATCAATGGCATTATATGTTGGGGAGTCCTCATTCTCAAGTTTAGAGAAAGTAACTGAACAAACTAAAGCAATGTTAGAATCTTGGACGGTAAATAATAATGAATCAGTTAAAAATGTAATTGATTTTAATCCCGTAATTCCACATATGAATCAAGATAGATTTAGAGATAATTCAAGTATTAGTAGAAAGGATTATGAAAACTATGGTTGGTTATTTGGTATTAGATAATATTTATAATAAAATATAGTATGGGATTATCAAGTAGAAAAAAATCAGGTAAACTTATTGCTGGCAGTACGATGATAGTACCTGGGCAACCTATTTTGAGTGCAAAAAAATTCGTTATAACATTCTCAAATAAAAAAGGTTCTTTACCTGAGACATATAATGAACAATCAACAAGTTCAGGAACCACATCTAACAGTTAATTCTATACTTATAGATAAAAGTGATTAAAATTATATAAATAAAATTAAATAGTCAATATGGAACAAAATCAAAATAATCTAACTATTTGGCAAAGATTATCTCAAGCATTTGGTCCGAATTCTTTATTAGGTCAAGATTTACCAACATACAAACTTGATAAGACAGAGTTATTAAGAACTACAGATAAGAAAGAATACGAACTTGAAAAACTACAAACTCAACAATCATTGTACCTATCAGGACAATGGGCAAAAATTGAGAATAATCTATATACACAAGCGATTTATTATGAACCAACAAGATTGGCTTCATTTTATGATTATGAATCTATGGAATTTACACCTGAGATTTCTACCGCTTTGGATATCTATTCTGAGGAATCGACAACCGCAGATCAAAACGGGTATATACTCCAAATATATTCTGAATCAAAAAGAATAAAAGGAATATTAGCAGATTTGTTTAATAATGTATTGGATATTAATACCAATCTTGCAATGTGGACAAGAAACACTTGTAAGTATGGTGATAATTTTGTTTATCTAAAACTTGATCCTGAAAAAGGAATTGTTGGTTGTATGCAATTACCTAACATTGAAATCGAAAGATTGGAGCGAGGTATGGCAGCTAAATCAACAAATGCTGAAGTTGATCCCAAATCTAAAGGTTTAAGATTTCATTGGAAGGTTAAAGATATGGAATTTAATTCTTGGGAGGTTGCTCACTTTAGATTATTGGGTGACGATAGAAAACTTCCTTATGGAACATCTATGCTTGAGAAGGCAAGAAGAATTTGGAAACAGTTAATGTTGTCTGAAGATGCGATGTTAATATATAGAACATCAAGAGCACCTGAAAGAAGGGTGTTTAAAGTGTTTGTTGGAAACATGGACGATAAGGATGTTGAACCATATGTACAAAGGGTTGCAAATAAGTTTAAACGAGATCAAGTGGTTGACTCAAAAACAGGAAATGTTGATTTAAGATTTAACCAAATGGCGGTGGATCAAGATTATTTTGTACCTGTTAGAGATGCTACACAAACAATGCCGATTGAGACATTACCAGGAGCTCAAAACTTATCTGAAATTGCGGATATTGAGTACATCCAAAAGAAATTGGTAACAGCATTAAGAGTTCCAAAGGCTTATTTAGGATTTGAGGAAGTTGTTGGTGATGGTAAAAACTTATCATTACAAGATATTCGTTTTGCAAGAACAATCAACAAAATTCAAAAGAGTATGATTGCAGAAATGAATAAAATTGCAATCATTCACTTGTTCTTATTAGGTTTTGAAGACGAGTTACAAAACTTTACATTAGGACTTACTAACCCATCAAAACAAGCCGATTTGTTAATGGTTGATGTATGGAAAGAAAAAGTTCTTTTATATAAAGATTTGGTTACTGAGATACCAAACACAATTCAACCAACATCAGCAACTTGGGCTAAGAAACATATATTCGGTTTCTCTGATGAGGATATTAAATTAGATGTACAACAAATTAGATTAGAGAGAGCAGTTGCTGCCGAACTTACAAATACACCAACAATTATTACACATACAGGAATGTTTGATACTGTTGATAAATTATACAAAACTAAATCAGGATCAACT